GAAGAAGAAGATGGCGATTGATAAGAAGGTTGTTGCTACCGTAATTAACAGGGCTAACGGCTATTGTGAAGTATGCGGTGGTCCAGGCTTGCCTGAAAACATGGCTTTACATCACCGCAAACTTAAATCTAGGGGGGGCAAAGACACTGTTTCTAACCTCATCTTGATCCATCACGGTTGCCATAATCTAAAAACCGATAGTATTCACCTCAAGCCTGCAAGCGCAGAACAAAAGGGTTGGATTGTGCCATCTTACAGAGAGCCACATGAATTTCCTTTTGTGAAGCCTGATGGTTCAATTGTATTACTACAAAATGACGGCACTGAGGCCGTAATGATGGAAGGTGACTAATGAACATAAGTGTAAAAGGTAATTTAGGCAGTGACCCTGATCTAAAGTTTTCTAAAAACAACACCGCATACTGTAATTTTTCATTGGCTTACACACCACGCAAACAAGTTGCTGGTGAGTGGCAAGATGGCGAAACAATGTGGTTTAAGGTTGTTGCATTTGGCACAAAGGCTGAAGCAATTGCAGATACTTTTAGAAAAGGTGACAGCGTTCTAGTTGTTGGTGAGTTAGAGCAAAAAACTTACACTGACAAAGAGGGCAATGAAAAAACATCAATGGAGATTGCCGCTAAAGAGGTAGGTTTAATTCCTAAACTTGGAAAGCCAAAGACAGGACAGTTTGCAACTAAGGAGGCAACACCATGGTAGATGATCTAATGAGCGCGGCAGAGGTATGCGAGCGCTTGGGAATTACATTAAATAACTTACGGCAGATTCAACACCGTAAGACACTTACATGGGTGCAGAAGTCAGGCCGTAATGTGTTCTATACAAAAACAGATGTTGAGAACTACTTTTTAAAGCGCATGGAGCGTAATCAAGGCTAACATCTTCATGTGATCGTCATTGAAGAAGAAGTAACCGTGGCTCAGATAGATGAATGTCTGAGTCATGTTTACGCCATGCTGAAAACAGATGAATATGGAAACCGCATGGATTGGCGCAAAAAAGAGATGCTTACAGAACAATTAGATGAATTGCTTGATGCTCGTATCAACTTAGTGAGAACAGGTAAGCCTTGAAAGAAGAAGAAATAGAGGCTTTGTTAGATGAGATCCTCAGCCGACAAGAAAGGAAATGTACACATGAACAATGCACCTGTTGATGGCGTAATCCTTTTTATTGTCCTAAGCCTGTTTATTGCAGTAGTTGCAATGTCACTAGGAGTCCGATAAGTTACGCGTACCTGATCCCCACCGTGGGGATTGAGTGCTGGACACAGCCCACATTCTTAACTGAGTGTGGGTTTTGTTCTTTCAACTTGCAGGAAAGTTTTTAGAACATTAACATCAACACATTATGGTAGAAAATACGCGTGAATTAGTAGAAAAAGAAACAACCATAATTGAGTTGCGCCATGAAGGTTATGTGTGGCGTGAGATAGCAACTATGGTGGATATGAGCATTGCTGGAGTCGTTAAGGCTTACAAGCGCGCTCTCATGCGTCACCCTGTTGCGGCGATAGAAGAACACCGTGAATTGGAACTAGATCGTTTGGATAACCTGCAACGCACTTACTGGCAACCTGCGGTGAACGGTAATTTAAGAGCGGCAGATTTTGTTCTACGCGTAATTGATAAGCGCGCAAAGTTATTGGGCTTAGATGCACCATTGAAGGTACAAGCAGAGGTGGTTACTTATGACGGATCAGACCTGGACAGAGAAGTTGAGCGAGTCGCAAGAATTATTGAAGCCTCAACAATTGGAGGCATTGCAACCATCACAGAACTCACGGATCAAGGCGAGCCGCTGGGTATGGAAGAACAAATTGGCGCGGAAGGAACAATTACCCCCTGAAGGTGATTGGAACATTTGGCTTGCAATGGCAGGCCGTGGATTTGGCAAAACAAGATTAGGCGCTGAGGAAATAGCCTGGCAAGCAATTGTTCAACCTGCGACAAGATGGGCAGTAGTTGCCCCTACATTCTCAGATGCTAGAGATACATGTGCAGAGGGTGAGTCAGGCATTGTTGCAGTCTTACAGCGTTACCAAATGCTTGAGAATTACAACCGTTCTATTGGTGAAATCTTGCTCAAGAACGGCAGTCGCATAAAACTATTTAGTGCAGATAACCCTGAGCGTTTCCGTGGCCCACAACATCATGGCGCTTGGTGTGATGAGTTAGGTGCATGGCGTTATCAAGATGCCTGGGATCAATTGCAGTTTGGCTTACGCCTGGGAAAGAAGCCGCGGGTCATTGTTACTACTACACCGCGCTCCACAGCGCTTATACGCATGCTGGCAGGGCGTACAGACGGCTCAGTGATTATTACCAGGGGATCTACATTTGATAACGCCGCAAATCTAGCCCCTAGCGCATTGATGGAATTACAAGCCCGCTACAACGGCACACGATTGGGTAGGCAAGAACTCTATGGAGAAATTCTTGATGATGTTGAAGGCGCGTTATGGACTAGAGGTTTAATTGACCGCACACGCATTGCAACAGCCCCCACTATGGCGCGCATTGTTGTAAGCGTTGATCCTGCCGTAACTAACTCAGAGAAGTCAGATGAAACAGGCATTGTTGTAGTTGGATCTACTTCAGATGGGCAAGGTTATGTAATGGGAGATTACTCATTTAGAGGATCACCGTTGCAGTGGGCTACAAAGGCAGTAGAACTATTTGATGCGTATAAGGCAGATGCGGTTTTGGTTGAAGTAAACCAGGGCGGTGACATGGTGGGCGCAGTGCTAAAGCAAGTACGGCCAACATTGCCAATTAGAGAAGTGCGAGCCCATGTGGGTAAGAAACTACGCGCTGAACCGGTAGCGGCTATGTATGAGCAGGGCCGTATTCACCACATTGGAGAATTTGCAGAGTTAGAAGATCAGATGTGTACCTGGACAGTTGATGAACCAAACTCACCTGACCGCATTGATGCAATGGTTCAGGGTTTTAGCGATCTATTAGGAAAAGTTACAGTCAGTAATTACTTTAACGCTATTGCTAATCATTGCCCTAAGTGTGGCTTGCCAATGCCTAAATCATTTACACATTGCTCTGCATGTAGAACCGCTATGATAAGCACAAATTCAGAAGTAGCGCAGGGAGCATAATTATGGCTGTTGTTTACAACCTGGGAATGGATCAAGGCGCAGACTGGGATCTAAATGTTGTTTACAAGCAACCCGCATCAATCACAAATGTAGTTGGCAACGGAACAACGGTTACTTACACAGCCGCTAACTCATTTAGCGCAGGGCAAACAGTTTCTATTGATGAAGTAATGCCATACATCTATAACTTGCAAAATGTAACAATTGCAACAGCGAGCGCAACACAGTTCACAGTAACAAACGCGGCAACAGGCACATACATTTCAGGCGGTTTAGCAACAGCGCCATTAGATATAACAGGCTACACAGCAAAGATGCAGATGCGCTCTTATCCTGATAGTGCAACAGCGGTATTGACTCTTACAACTGAAAACGGTGGCATCACAATCACAGGTGCAACAGGCAACATTGCTTTACATGCAACAGCGGCACAAACAGGCGCGGTTAATCAAGGGCCGTATGATTATGATATTGAGATTTATCAAGGAGCAAGCGTTACACGCGTTGTTCAAGGACAAGTAGATGTGTCTGCGCAGGTGACTAGATAATGTGTACATATTGCGGTTGTAATGCAGTCATTATTAAGCCAGTAATTCCAACAATTGTTGTTACTACACCTGGCCCTATTGGTATTCAAGGCGTTCAAGGCATTACCGGTACAGGCGTAAACATTCTTGGTTCTTATCCAACTTACGCCGCGTTAATTGCCGCACACCCAACAGGAAATGTTGGAGATGCTTACATTGTTACTGATGAAGGCGATCTTTATGTTTGGAATGGTTCTGCCTGGATCAATGTAGGCGCAATTGTTGGCCCGCAAGGAACACAGGGCTTAATCGGTGCGCAAGGTGTGCAAGGCACAACTGGTTTGCAAGGACTTGATGGTGTTCAAGGTACAACAGGTTCTCAAGGCACTACTGGCTCTCAAGGAATTTTAGGCACACAGGGCGCAACAGGTGCGCAGGGTTTAATTGGAGCGCAAGGAACAATTGGCGCTCAAGGTGTGCAAGGAACAAACGGAATTCAAGGCACACAAGGTATTCAGGGTGATGGACACCAGGGAACAACGGGGGCGCAAGGCGCTGATGGAGTTCAAGGTTTAATTGGTATTCAAGGACATACTGGTTCTCAAGGAACTACTGGTGCGCAAGGCGCACAAGGCTTAGAAGGTTTACAAGGAACTCAAGGTACTAATGGAGTTCAAGGAACTACTGGGTCACAAGGAACGCAAGGCGCAACTGGATCACAGGGCGCGCAAGGTGTTACTGGATCTCAAGGTTTAACAGGTGTTCAAGGCGATACAGGTACAACTGGTGATACAGGAGCGCAAGGAACAACAGGAACAACTGGATCTCAGGGTTTAACTGGTATTCAAGGTGCTGTTGGTACTCAAGGCACTCAAGGCATACAAGGTCATGATGGCGCTCAAGGTTTAGAGGGTATTCAAGGACACACAGGCGCGCAAGGAACTCAAGGAATTCAGGGCCATGATGGTTCTCAAGGTACAACAGGCACACAGGGTTTAACTGGTATTCAAGGAACTCAAGGTGTGCAGGGTCATGACGGTGCGCAGGGTTTAGAAGGCGTACAAGGTCACACTGGTACACAGGGCTTTGACGGTATTCAGGGCATTACTGGTTTACAAGGTGTGCAAGGCGCTGTTGGTACTCAAGGTTTTACAGGAACTCAGGGTGCAACAGGTGATCAAGGTGTTCAAGGCATTGAAGGCTTGCAAGGAACACAGGGAACACAAGGCGTTCAAGGAATTCAAGGCGTTATTGGTGTTCAAGGTTTACAGGGCGTACAGGGCAACACAGGCGTTCAGGGAACAACTGGTGCAGGTGGAACTGTTACTTATTACGGTAATTTCTATGACTCACTAGATCAAACAGCCACAGCAAATACTGCAACAAAAATGATTTTGCGTGGTGATTTTGGATCTAATGGAGTTTCAGTTGCAAGTGATGGAACTAATTTAACCCGCATTACTTTTGCACACACTGGAACTTATGATTTGCAATTTTCTGCGCAACTGCATAATAACGGTGGTGGCGGTTCAGGCGATACCGTTCAAGTATGGTTTAGCAAAAATGGTACTTATGTGCCTGACTCAAATACAGCAATTACTGTTAGCACTAATAATCCTTTTACTGTTGCCGCATGGAATTTCTTAGATGATTATGTAGCAAATGATTATGTTGAAATCTATTGGCAAACAGATAATGCAAACATTATTTTGGAACACACTGCCGCAACAGGCGGAACACCTGCTATTCCTTCAATCATTGCTACTGCTACTCAAGTTGCTTATGCAATTCAAGGCGCAACAGGTGCAACAGGCGCACAAGGTACAACTGGATTACAAGGCACTACTGGACTTCAGGGAATTGAAGGGGCGCAAGGCACAACAGGGGCGCAAGGAACAACTGGAACACAAGGCGCACAAGGCGTTATTGGCTTGCAAGGTACTCAGGGAACTGTTGGAGCGCAGGGCGAGACTGGCACACAAGGACTTACAGGAATTCAGGGAACTGAAGGTTTACAAGGTTTAGAAGGCGCTCAAGGTACGCAGGGTATTCAAGGTCATGATGGAACACAGGGCGCTACTGGAACGCAGGGCTTGGTTGGATCGCAGGGTACTCAAGGAATTCAAGGACATGAAGGAATTCAAGGACTTGATGGTATTCAAGGCGCAACTGGTACTCAGGGCTTAGAGGGAATTCAAGGCCATGAAGGAACTCAGGGAATAACTGGTTCTCAAGGACTTGATGGCATACAAGGCATTGAGGGAACTCAAGGTACTCAAGGTGTTCAAGGGCTTGAGGGAGTTCAAGGCACTGACGGATTAAACGGCGCACAAGGAACAACAGGTGCGCAAGGCACTGATGGAATTAACGGTGTTCAGGGAATTACTGGTAGTCAGGGAACTCAGGGATTAGAAGGCGCTCAAGGAACAACAGGAAGCCAGGGAACAACTGGTACAACTGGTACTCAGGGCATTGAGGGTTTGCAAGGCATACAAGGTGAAACTGGTACACAGGGAGCAACTGGTACAACAGGAGCGCAAGGTGTTCAAGGATTAACTGGCCTACAAGGTACTGATGGCGCACAAGGATTTACTGGTTCACAAGGAACTGTTGGCACACAAGGTATTCAAGGTTTAACTGGATCTCAGGGTGCTACTGGTGATACTGGTGTGCAAGGTGTGCAGGGAACTACTGGTGTTCAAGGTTTAGTTGGTTCACAAGGAACTAGCGGAACTAATGGAACTAACGGCGCTCAAGGTACACAGGGCGTACAAGGAGTTCAGGGAACACAGGGTATTCAAGGCCGTCAAGGAATTACTGGTACTGGCACACAAGGAACACAAGGTATTAGCGGTGCTTCAGGTGCTACAAACTGGGTGCTGTTAAATGCTGGTGGAACTGCAATGAGTAGTAGTAGCAATATCACAATTAGCGGTATTTCAGGCAGAGACAAAATTATGGTTATTGTTGCGGGCGGTACAGGTTTTGCAGGATCGGCTTCTTTGCGATTAAATACAGACACAGGAAACAATTATTATGTATTTGGAAGCAGATTTTATGGAGAGTCTTCATGGAGCGCTGGTAGTGTTTTCAGATCTCCGCGCCCTGGTGGTACAACTGGTGTAGGCAGTGAAATTCCTTTAGGTGAGCAACCTACAGGAACAGGTTATTTCCTAAGTTCTTGCACAATTATTACAGGTTGCAATACATCAGGAGTTAAAGCAATAAAATCTGACTCAATGGTAGAACCTGGAACTACAAGTGATAGTATTCAAGCAGGTTACAGTTTAGGCGGTTATTACAACTCTAGTTCTACAATTTCTAGTATTTCTGTAAGGTGTAGCAATGGTTTGTATAACGGTGGCCGCGTGTGGGTATATGCGAGTAGTGCATGATGTACTTTGAAAAGATAGTAAACATTCAAACAGGTGAAGAAACAATCCGTGAGTTTACCGCGCAAGAAATTGCAGAGCGAGAAGCAAGCGATATTGAACTAGCAAAAGCCCAAAGACTTCAAGAAGAACGGGCTTTGCAACGCGCAGAAATTATTGCAAAGTTAGGTTTAACTGAGGAAGAAGTAGAGATCCTGTTTTCTATTTGACCCACAGCATGCCAACATCAGCCGTTGGTCTTAGCCCTGCAACTTTCCAACCGCCATCAATCCACTCATCTGATGTGAGTTGATGCCAGGCGTTTAATTGGTTGATGTTGTTCTTTTGCAGTTCGCCCCAGGCTTGAGGTTGGTCTAAATGGTTCACAATGTATTGAGCCGCCATTTCACGGTAGCCCAATTCATATAGGTAATCTAATTGTTCTTCATGCTCACGCATGGTTTCAAATGTCCATTCAAAGCACACTGTTCCATATTTGCGCGTCATGCCTTTGAACACTGCCCATTCAGCACCTTCAACATCAATCTTAATTAAGTCAGGATTGCCGTATTTATCTGCGAGCGCATCAATGGTGATTGTGTTTACCTCAATCTCACGGTGAGGTTTGCCTGCGTATGGCATGTTCTCTGCCGTTAGCCAATCTTTATTAAGTGTACTTAGCCCATCTTCTTGAGCCTCATAAAACTTTAGGCGCTCGCCATCTTTGTTACTGACTGCCATTCTAAGAGGCACAACATCAGGGTTGTAGATAAAGTTACTGACAAGGGTTGAATAAACGCGTGGGGCCGCTTCTAAGGTTATTACGCGGTATCCCTGTTCCAACCCTGCAAGCGTTGCATCACCACGATTAGCACCAATATCAAACAGGATCATTAGCAAGCCTTTCAATGTTGTTTTGCACTGCTATTTTGTAGCCAGGATCTAGTTCCATCTTATTTAACCTATGAAGTAATTCAAGGCTTTCTTCTTTACGCCCAATCCACCAGGCGCTTACTGCCTTTTCAAACAGCAATACATAACGATCCTCATAACCGACATGAATAGGAAGCGGTGAGTGAAGATGTTGATGCAATCCAATGCTTGCCCATGTGTAGCACTCTTGCCATTGCTCTAAACGCTCATGAAACTGCGCTAAAAGGAAGTAACCTTCAGGACGGTATGGCAGATAAGCCACAGCCTGCAATAAACAATTACTCACAGTTGCCTGACGGTCATTTTGATCATCAAAACAATGGGCGGTTTTTAATAATGACGCATAAACCAGGGTGGGGTGTGACTCATGGCCGTATTCTGCGGTGCGTAAATAGAAAGAAACGGCTGAGGCTGTTTGGTTTTGCTTCTCATACTCCACCGCCACATCAAAATTAAGCGCTGGATTAAATGGATCTTTAGATAGTTCTACAACTAATTCCTCAATTCTCATACGCTAATGCCTCCATAATCAGATCTTCCACTACCAACTTAGGCACTTGCAAGACAAAAGCGGCGTTATCTTGAAAGCCAAAAGACACCAAAAGGTTACCTTTGTGAACCGCCGCCCCTACACAGAACTCAACGCGAGCATCTAAGAATGAGAATTCTTTACTTATCCCCACAACATTTAGTTCCTGATCCCACACAACTAAGCGGTGGCGGTAAATAGCATCTTTTTGCTTGAGGTAATTCTTAAACAAGTCCACCTCATGCGTAATGGAGATATACATGTTGCCCCACCGTATGACCTGACTAGATCCACGCTGATCTTTGTAAGGTATGGCTGTTTGTTTTAGAAATACCTGATCACATTCCCCGCTTAAAGGATTTGCGTAAACTAACTCTGTTGGCATAGTCCATTTGATGAAGTGATATGGCTTATCTAAGACTGGTATCCAATTCTTCTCACAGTAAGACTCATTAGGGGCAGGCGCTTTAATGCGCACACGCCTAACCTCTTTGACCGCCCAATTATCCCAGTCAATCTCAATACGGCTGTATTCCATACGCCCTACGCCGTTGGTTGTGGTGTCACGGCGAACGCCTACTAGGTAATAATCATCTAGCCACTGCACAACGCGGCAATCTTCTTCACCCACAAACTCCCAAATTGGTTCAACATCTAATTCAGATGTATCCACTTTGGCGTGGTGAGTCATCTCAAGATCATCATTAAGGCGGCACAAGTAATTGACCGTAACTAAGCGGCGATCCTTTTCAGGGTGCAGGTATGACAGTGGCCCAAATCGGCTAGGAAACTTCTGCTCATTTTCTGCGTGGTACAGCGTGTAATTCACATGGCGTAGGTTCACCAGGATATTGCCTTTGTCATCAATAAAGATTGATGGGTTCATTAGCCCTGTACCGCTAGTTAATCCGTGAGGGATCACTAAGGGCGCAAGTTTGCCACCGTGTTGAACTGCCTTCTCTACTAAGTTCATAATCCTTACAATACATGATGTTGAGAAAATCGCTATCATTGACACAAGCCTGATTTACAAGGGGCATAACAAGGGAGATACGCATGGGTCTGCGTGACCGTATCGCAAGAGCATTAGCAACTCAAGACATTGAAAAAGGCCCTAACCTGCCTGCCGGTGCTACAACAATTGGCACTGACGCATTGATGGCACAAAGCGGTTTAGCAATGCAACAGACATACGGCAACAATGTCGCACTCCCACGCGCACCATTTAGCGCAACAGTTCCATTTGGCCCAGGCAATCCAATTATCCCTGGTGCAATTAACCCAGTTAATCCGGCAACAGGCCGCCCTGAACCGCGCCGTTATGAATACCAGGTTGCGCAGAACATCAACATTGTTCCAACGCGCCTAGTTCCATTTTCAACATTACGCGCCGCCGGTGACAGTATTGATATTTTGCGCCGTTGCATTGAAGTAACTAAATCAAAGATGAACGGTTTAGATTTTGACATTGTTTTAGGTTCAGACGCATCAGAGAAAATTGCGGCTGAGTCAGGTGGCGATCATGTGCGCGCTATGGCTAAAGCCCGCCAAAAGTACACAGATGAAATTAACCGCTTGCGTGAGTTTTGGGAAAACCCTGACAAGGCAAACGGATACACATGGCAAGACTGGATCAACATTGCGATTGAGGACATTCTTGTAATTGATGCACTTGCTATTTACCCACAACCAACAGTAGGCGGAGATCTTTACGGTTTCCAAATCCTTGATGGTTCAACAATTAAGCCGCTTATTGATGACCGCGGTATGCGCCCAATGCCACCTAACGCGGCGTTCCAACAGATCCTTTATGGTTTCCCACGCTCAGAATTTTCTGCAACAGAGGAAGATCCAAAAGCAGACGGTGAATTTACTTCTGATCAGTTGGCTTACATGGTGCGCAATCGCCGTTCAACAACTGTTTACGGATTTAGCCCAGTAGAGCGAGCGCTTCCGCTGGCTGATATTTATTTGCGCCGCCAACAATGGATCAGAGCAGAATACACAGATGGCGTATTGCCTGAACTTATGTTTACAACTGATGAAGATTGGGGAACTAACCCTGACCTCTTGCTTGCTTATGAGCGTATTCTCAATGATGATCTTGCAGGACAGACAGAGCAACGCAAGCGCGCTCGCCTATTGCCAAAGGGTCTTTCACCTATCGTTAATGAAGGTTATGGCGAGAAGTTCAAAGACACACTTGATGATTACTTAATCACTTCTATCTGCGGACACTTTGGTGTGCAACCTGCGGAAATTGGTTTCTCACCAAAGGGCGGTTTAGGCGGGGCTGGCTTCTCAGAAGGACAAGCAGAAAACGGTGAAGCGCTAGGTATTGGGCCTCTTGCTAACTGGATCTCAAAGCAACTTACAAATCTTTCTTACACATACTTAGGTATGCCGCGTGAACTTGAATTCAAACTTATGACTTCAAAGCGTTTGGACAATGAAGAAAACGCTCGCAAGAATGAGATTGAAGTACGCTCAGGCGGTAAGTCAATCAATGAGCGCAGATCAGAACTTGGTCTGCCGTTGCTTGATACACCACAGGCTGACATGCCAATCATGGTTGCAGGCTCAAGCGTTCTTTTGTTCTCACCTGACGGATTGATTGATGCGGCTAGTGCGGCAACAGCGCCAACACTAAGCGGCCCTGATGCAACACCTGATGAACCTACAACTCCAAATCCTCTTGAGCAAAAGCCTTCAACAGAGGTAGCGCCTGAAGAAGATGAAGTGACTGAAGTAAAAGCATTTATGAAATGGGCGGCTAAGGGTAAGCGCGCAAGATTGTTTGAGTTCAAATCACTTGATCCAATTGTGGGAGATGCGCTCAACCGTTGTGCTTTTGATGGTGATTTAGATACCGCTAGAGCGCTGGCTAAGGCTTATCTAACATGATTAGGGGCGCTCTTGAGGCAGATGGGCGCTTAGCGGCAAAGAACGCGGTGAAGATTAGGGCGGCACTGCGTCAGGTAGCAGACTTCAAAAGAGTCTTTAATAAATACCAGGAAACAATGCCACAGCCTACGGATAACCCTACGCAGGATCGTGTGCGCGCTCGCTCATGGATCATGCTTAATGTGTACATCAATGATGAGCCATTGCGTTTAGCCGTTACCCGCGCATGGCAAGAGGCTTTTATTTTAGGCGAAGTAGCCGCAGATGAATGGTTGCGCAAAACGCGTGAGGCAAATAAGGCTGATGATATTGAGGTTAATTGGGATACCTGGAAGCCTGGTGATGTTGATACTGCAATCAACATTAAGAATTTTCAAAAGTATTTAGCGAAGGTAAACGCTGATAGTTATTTCAAAAAGTTTAATAAAGAAACTGTTGTAAATCTAGGCACTGCTCTTTCTGACTCAATCGCCGCAGGCTTAGACGCTGAAAGCGCCGCGGTAATGATTGGGCGGCATGTGGCAAGCCCTAGCCGCGCCCTAACCATTGCAATCACTGAGCAAAATCGCGCCATGTCTTTTTCATCTATTGAGCGTTACAAAGAGGCTGGCCTAGCAAAAATGGAATGGGCCGTATCTGATCCGTGTGACATTTGCGCAAAGAATGATGGTCAGGTAATTGTTATTGGGCAAACATTTGCATCAGGTGACGCGCAACCTCCTGCTCACCCGCATTGCCGTTGTGTTCTGTTGCCTGTAATCCCAGGCATGGAAGATGAAGTTGTTATGCCAGGAGCGGAAATTGCCCCTATGCCTACTGACATGTCTTATGTGGGAGATTTGCCTGAAGCCTCACCTGTAATAAATGTTGCTGAGCAAACAGAAGTTCAATCATCTTCTTCAGCGCGTAACAAACAAATTGAAGATGAAATTGAAAAAATGAAGGCTACGCTTGGTAAAAACATAAGTGATGAACGCTTGCTTGATGCTTTAAGTGCAGACGGAACGCAAGGAGAAATTGATCAAACAGATCTTTATTGGCCGTTGAAAAAGAAATTTGAAACTATGGGCTTTAGTCCTGATGAAGCGGGCATGCAAGTGCGCGGCGTTTTCTTGAGAACAGAGTCTTACATAGAAAACAAACGACTTCAAGGTTTTGTAGCAAAAACTGTAAGCGAATGGGAAGCACCCGTAGTTGCTAGGTATAGAGAGCGCGTAGAAATAGTTGAAAAGCGTTTATTGAGCGCTATGAAAGACGGCAAAGTGACTATTGCTGTTGATAGAGGAACTTTGGAAAAAATCTTTGATGACGGTAAATTTAAAAATCAATTTGATACAAAAAAGTCAGGCGGTTTGTTAGATTTTTCTAGAAGAAAAACAGCGGAGAAAGCCGTATTTGATCTTGATGTAAACATACCAAGTCAGCAAAGACCTATTTATGGATACATTACAGATAATTTAACAAAATTAGATTTTGGCCTGGCTACAAATACTGAAGAATGGTTAGATACTATTTTGAGTGTTCGCAATAGCCGCACATCACAGTATGGTTCTATTAAAGTTATTCTCAAAGACTCTGTTAAAGATAGGGCTACTGCAACTATTGGAGACTCTTTAAGCAGGAACATTATAGGAGATGACTTATTAGCGGTCAAGCCTGATCTAAGTAACATGGGTTTTTATAGGTATGGCGCGCCTACGGGGAATGTTGGATTACCTGATTTTTCTTACCTTGAAACTCAAATCAAAGGTGGAGTAACCTTAGATGATGTGGAGGCTATCTATGTACCTTTCAAATCGGGCAACGATTTGGATACAAAAGCAATAGAAGAAATACGGCAAATAGTTAAGGCTTCAGGACGAGACATAAAGGTTATAGAACTGGGGGCAGAATGACATACAAAAAAGGTGACACCATTTATGAACGCGAAAGCGGAGCAAGAATTGTCTTAGACAAAATAGATGGTGAAGGTTTTAAGCAGATGATTTACGCCCACATTGTTGATGAGAACAATGTAATTTATCCACCTCAACTATTAGATAATTTGCTATCTCATGGGTACTGGGAAGCGGTTGATTAAAAACGCTTGTGTAACCAAAAATTGATACTCTTATGGCAAACGCGTTAAGGAGTAATCATGAGTGATGGCTTTGCACCACCTCAAGAGGTACGCAACAACGCCAAACGCGGTTTAGAACTTAGAGCCAAGCATGGCCGTGGCGGAACAGAGGTGGGCGTTGCCCGCGCCCGCGACTTATCAAACGGAAAAGCATTATCATTAGACACATTAAAGAGAATGAACTCTTACTTTGCTCGCCATGAAGTTGATAAAAAAGGTGAGGGCTGGGGCAAAGATAGTGCAGGTTACATTGCTTGGTTGCTTTGGGGCGGAGACGCTGGCAGAGCATGGGCTAAAAGAATTACCAGTGAACAGGAAAACAAGGAGAAATCAATGGCTAGTAATCTAACAACCACCTCATACTTTAGTATTGAGAAGGCTGACCGTAACGCAGACGGCACAATGACCG